GTATATCGGCAAAATTATCTATCTAGAATGAACGGTCATAATGGTTGGACTACCGATAGAACCAGAAAGCAATTAGCAGATATTCCTGTTGATGATTTAAACGCTCTTATAACGGCAGGAGATATAGACGCAATAGTATTTAGCGAGTCAGGCGGTAAAGACGCTAAAACAGCACTAAATAAGCTTCTAGTGAGATTTCCAGAATGGAGGTGCTAGATGTTATTCAGCAAACTATTTTTATCTTTGCGGTATGTGTTGGGGGACATTGCTGGAAACGTATATAGTGATTATCAGTTAGAAGAAGCAATAAACACAGTACAAAGTATAATTGCTAATGCTTTATCTACATCAAATAGCGAATTATTAACAGATACCGCTACGATTACATTAACAAGTAATGTTGCCGATCTTCCTAGTGACTTTCAATCTGTTGTATCTGTGTTCAATTTAGCGGGTGAACCATTGTCATATTTAACTAAAAGTAAAGCAATTGATGAATATAGTTACAGGATAAGAGGAACAAAGATTTATTTTGCTGGCAGCGCGTTAACTCTTGATTACAAGAAGTCATTAACTAGTGCAGATATAGCGGATTTAAACGTTACAATGGATTTGCCAGAATATTTTGCTGATACCATTAAAAAATATGCGGTAATGATATTGCAAAATGGCATGAATAAGGCAGATGCACCAATAGTCCAGCTAATTACTGATGATGTTTACAAATTAACAAGTGGCAGAGAATACAGTGGTATTGAAATTACCCCTGCATTTTCTTTTTAGGGGGTGAAACATGCAAATCAATGACGTACATGCACTATCTCTGCAACTTCTTAACTCTGATTCAAGCGATTATGAAGTTGTCAAGCTGATGAGCTATACCAATGCAGGTATCTCCTACATTAACAACTTGCGAATCGCTGCTAAAGACCCTGAGACAATAAAGAAGATCGTTATATCAGGCACAACTACCAAGCCAGTTGATTTTATGGCATTCTCACCAGCTGCTGCAAGTTACCCTTTGATTGTAAATGGCAATACGATAGAACTTGCACCCGGCGCGCCTCCAACGGTGTTATTAAAATACACCACTAAACCTTCCAGAGTTGAGGGTCAAGGTGATACCTTCCCATTACCTGACGAATTCGCGGATTTGGTAGCTAGTTATATAGCTATTCGATTAAAGAAAGACAACAAGCAAAGTAGATCAGTACAATGGGACTTTGAAATTCTTGATAGAGAAACGAACGCACTCATCAAAGCGAAAGGGGGTTAAACATGGATGAAGGAGTAGATCAAATATTTTCCCTCTCTAACTTAATGGGTGGTGAGTGTCTTGTAGGTACTCCTGACAACATCCCTGATAATTGCTTACAACTAATGTATAACATGGAATATGCTGGTGAAATGTTACAGCCTCAAAGCGTTCCTGGTGTTGCGAAGAAGTATAGTAGTTGGTATGCAGGGGGTTATATTTATGGAAACACCGACGATATTTACGGAAATACAAACTCAATAGCATATCAAGAAGTTGACGAGATAAAACGAGGACATTATGACACTATTCATAATTGTATGCTTATCGCCACACAGAACGCACTATACAAAGTAAGCGATGAGTTCAATAGAACTTTATTAGGAACATTAACAGGCACATATGAACCTATATTTTGTCAGTATGATGATAAAGTGCTGATTGCTACAGGTGGAGAAATACAACAGTTTGACGGCACAACATTAACAACAATCACAGGTAGCCCATTAACTCATCATGTATCAACTGTATTCGGTCGTGTAAGAGCCTATAACATACTCTCAGATGTAATTAATTACTCTGCCATAGGCGATCCTACAGGGTGGGTAAATAGTCCGTCTGACGTTTCCAGTTCTCAATTTATCCAAGTAGGGTATAAAGATGCTGGATTTATTACTAGTACTATGATGTTAAGTACAGATTTGATTGTATTGAAATCTAGCGGAGTACCTTATAGGGTAACGAATGAAGACGATTTTACTGCAATTAGAGTAGTGGCTGCAGCCGAAAAGGTTTATGCATGGAATTACTATTGTGGTCTGACTGTTGGTAACAAATGCTACTTTGTAGGTAAGGAAGGATTTGAATCATTTAGCACAGTTACCGCCTATGGTGCTGTTAAGATAGATGAACCAAGTCCAGGGTATTTTATTAACTCGCGAATAGCTCTTGATTCTGATAGTTCAGCGCGATTATGGCATGTTCCAACCAGGAAACAAATATGGGTTAAAACTAAAAATGATAAGTTTGTTTATATTTATCATTATAACTTGATGGCAAATGGCGTTGCAGGTAGTTGGACACGCAGAACATTTACGCATCAAATCAATGACGTTTTTACAAAAGGTAAAGACGTTTTTATTTTTTACGGTGGCATGCTTGGGCAACTTGACGAAACCACAGATTTAGACGATGGAGTTCCAGTTGGTGGTCAAGTAATTACTAAAAGAAAAGTTCCTATTCAAAAGAAATATGTAATTGACTATTTTAAATATACAAGTTATAACATTCTGCCCGGTAATGCGGTGCTAGACATTTCAACCAAGAATTACCCTCATACTTTGACTGGTGGAGATTCTTTAATATGGGGTGATGATAGTCCAATTTACGGTGATGATAGTCCAATTTACGGTGAACAATTCACAACAATTCGCAAACATTTACAAAAAAGATGTAATTACCTAGAAGGTAAAATCACGGTAAATCGTGGTCGAATAGCAATCAGAGAATTTATAGTGCAAGCCGAGGAGGTGGAGTATTAAATGGCATTTACACCAAAAGAACCATTAAACATATCTGCCGTTGGCGGTGATGGTAAACAAACAGGATTTACTAAAATAAAGAATGAATTCGCATGGCTATACGCAACTATATTGAGCGGATTATTTAGTACAACGACAGGACATAAACACACCGGATCTACTAATGATGCACCAAAAATAGGAACAAGTGGCATAGAACCAGGATCAATAACTACAGATCTACTTGCTGGCGATATAGTTTCTCCAGTTGCTACAGAAGCGACGTTTGCAAAGGGTGTTCCTGTTGGATTTATTGGAATGTGGAGTGGTAGCGTAGCTAATATTCCCAATATAGACCCTAGATATGGTACATGGAAAATATGCGACGGAACAAATGGAACGATTGATTTAAGAAATAAGTTCGTTGTTGGTGCTGGATCAACTTATGCAGTTGGATCTACAGGCGGTGAAGCTTCCCATGTTCTTACAATTCCTGAAATTCCAGCACACACTCACACTTTTCCGGCTGGAATAGATACTGGCGATGTAGGCGGTGGAGGACAGCCATACTTAAATCAAAGTGCCGGAACAACAACGACATCATCTATTGGTGGAGGAACAGCCCACAACAATCTTCCACCATACTACGCACTGTGTTATATCCAAAGGATTTCATGATGGAGGTTAATACATGACATATACAAAACAATTCCCTTTAAATATAGTAGCAGCAGGTGATAACATTTATGAAGGAATTACAAAATTAGATAACGAGAATCAAGCCATATTAGATATCTTAAATACTGTAAGTCCAACGTCTGCAAGTGGTATAATTAATACAGCTACTGGAAATATTTCAGCAACAACCGTCCAAAATGCAATTAATGAGTTAGACACGGAAAAATCAAGCATTACACAGCTGCAAAATTATTCGTTCATTCCAAAATTTACCGATATTATTACTAAGCAAGATGTTCGTTATTTTGGCATTACTCCTGATGGTGTAACAGATTGGCGCGCATCTGGCGAATTAGATACAGCCTTGCAATATTGCAGCACCCATAATACAGCGAATGACGATAAAATGGCATTATATTTCCCCGCTGGTTATTATAAGTGCGCTATGGATAATTACTATAGTAATGTGATATGTATTTTTGCCGAAGGTGCTGTATTTGGTGGAACTATCCATGCAGCAATTAACACTAGTGCTGGCGATCCATCCATTAATAGACCGTCTAACGTTAAATTTTATGGTACTGTTGGCAGTTATGAAAGGGTTGGTTCCTATAATTGTGATGATGTTTATATTGAACGCATACATTTACATTCCGATCCAACTAAAAGAATCGGAGGTGGCAAAACAGCAGGATGTCACTTCTATTTAGATACTAGAAATTTAATAATAGATGAAATCATTATAGATGATGTTGCAAGCAATGGTTCTTATGCGTTGGGAATCGACGGAAATACGACATACGAACCTGTTAATGTCCATATTGGTAAGGTTATTATTAAAGATTCTGAGGTACATGGAGTATATCTTTGCGGAACAGGTCACTATATTGG